AGCGCAAAGACTTTGAGGCGCAAGTCAAACTGTACGAAGCCGAAACCAAGCGCATTGCCGCTGTGCAGGCTGGCATGACTGAGCAGCAGATTCAGGACATTGCTATGGGCGTGGTTGCTGCGGCGATGGAGTCGCAAAGCATGATGAACCAGATGCCGGAGATGCGTGAGGAATCCATGCCTATGGAAATGACGCCCCAGCCTGAAATGATGCCACCTGAACAACAAATGGGAATGCCACAATGAAACCCGCTGATTTTTTAGGCTTGCTGTTTCTAGCCCGTGATGTGACGCACAGCGTTCACTTGAACACCCGCAGCTTTAGCAAGCACGAAGCACTCAACATTTTTTATAACCGCATCGTTGGTGCGGCTGATGATTTTGCCGAAGCCTACCAAGGCCGTCACGGCTTGATCGGCCCGATCACTCTGCACTCGGCAAAGAAAACGAGCAACGTCATTGAGTTCCTAGAGGACTCGTTGGCTGAGATTGAAGCGGCTCGGTACACTGTCTGCGATAAATCAGACTCATCACTACAACAGTTAATAGATAATATCGTTGAGATTTATTTACGCACTTTGTACAAACTTAAATTTTTGGCATAAGGAAACATTATGGAACTACTTAACCCACTGGCAGATGCTGATTTTCCAGCCAAATCTATTTCGTACACCGGCTCTGCTGGTGTGACGGGCACATGGTCTGCTGGCCCTCAAGGTGTTGTGGTCTGGTCTGACCAAGCATGCTATGTCTTGGTGGGTGAAGGCGTTACCGCCACCACATCCAGCACACCGATCCCACCGTTTACCCCAATTCCGTTCAAAGTGCCACAAGGCACTGGCGGTCAATGGCGCGTGAGCGCGATTAGAGTGTCTGCTGACGGCACGGTGTACGCCAAACCAATGAACTCACAATGAGTTACTTTGGCATCCCTATTCGGAACGGTGTTGCCATAGGTATTGGCAACATTATTTCCCTTTTGTCTGGGTATGCCAGTGCAACGGTGCAGGGCAATCTTTTGACCGAAATTGGCGACAATCTTGTGCAAGAAGATGGCGGCTTAATTCTTTTGGAGTGATAAATGGCTGACAAGAAAATCTCTGCGCTAGCAAGCGCGTCTGTCCCCCTTGCGGGCACTGAGGTATTGCCGATTGTGCAAAGCAGCGCAACTGTCAAGGTGAGCGTTAACGGCCTGTTTACCAACCCAACGGTGACCAACTATGTTGAGGCCGTTGTTGCTATCGGCACGGTGACCACCGCATCAACCTTGGCGCTGACCAACGGCACGGTGCAAACGGCAACCTTGACAGCATCCACAGCCTGCACATTCACCATGCCAACTGCTACGGCTGGCAAGTCCTTTGTGCTGCTGCTCAAACAGGCTGCAACCACTGGCAACGGCACAGCAACATTTACCGGCGTAAAGTTTGGTACGGCTGGCGCACCAACCATCACAGCAACGGCCGGCAAGATGGACATTTTGACCTTCATTGCTGATGGCACTAATTGGTACGGCTCGATTGCCCAAGGGTACACACCATAATGTTTGCCGCCAAAAACTTCTTTTTGGCTGGCGTTGCGGCTTTGCCAGCACCAACCGCCGTTGACTACCTAGTAGTTGCTGGCGGTGGCGGTGGCGGCGGGGCGTCTGTCGCAGGAAATGCTGGCGCTGGCGGCGGTGCTGGTGGCTACCGCACAGCAAATTCTTTAGCCATATCAGGAGGCACCCCCTACACACTGACAATTGGCGCAGGCGGCGCAGGTGGTGCAGGTGGCGATACCTCAACAGGGTATAACGCAACCAACGGTTCTGATTCTGTATTTAGCACGATTACCTCTGCTGGTGGCGGTTTTGGTGCTTGTTACAACGCAACTTCCGCTAGCGGTGGTAGCCCACCAAGTGGCAGAGTTGGTGGTAGTGGTGGTAGTGGCGGTGGTTCGCTTACAACAAACTCAGGTGGCCTTGGGAATACGCCATCTACATCTCCGTCTCAAGGAAATAATGCTGGCACATCTCTTGATGACGGCGGTTCTGGCGGCGGCGGTGCTAGCGCAGTAGGTAGCAATGCAACCGCTACAAGTGGCGGTAACGGCGGCGATGGTAGCGCGTCTAGTATTAGCGGCTCGTCTGTAACTTATGCTGGTGGCGGCGGCGGTGCGGGAAGACCTGCTTCTGGCGGTACTAACGGTACTGGTGGAGCAGGGGGCGGCGGCACTGCAAGTTCAGCAAACCCAGCCAACGCTGGAACAGTCAACACGGGCGGCGGTGGTGCTGGCAATACCGATGGCGCAAACAACACAACTGTTGGATACATTGGCGGCAACGGCGGTTCAGGCATTGTCATTATTCGGTACGCCGACACTTTTGCTGACATTACAACCATTAGCGGTGGATTGACGTACTCAGGCCCAGTAACTTCGGGCGGCTACAAGGTCTATACCTTTACTGCTGGAACAGGAACGGTGACTTTCTAATGGCACACTATGCATTTTTAGACGAAAACAACATCGTTACAGAAGTCATTGTTGGCAAAGATGAAACCGACCTGTCCCAAGATTGGGAACAGTTTTACGGCGAAACCCGCAGCCAAATTTGCAAGCGCACATCCTACAACGCAAGAATCCGCAAAAACTACGCTGGCATTGGCTACACCTATGACAGCACCAGAGACGCTTTTATTTCACCCCAGCCATTCCCAAGTTGGACTTTGGTAGAAGAAACCTGCCAATGGCTTGCGCCAGTTCCACTTCCGGCTGATGACAAAAAGTATCGCTGGGACGAAAGCACATTGAGTTGGGCTGAAGTTAGTCTTTAGCCCAAATATCTGATATATTTGTAAAAACCGTATCGGCCAGGTTGACCGAGGAATCCAAGGATTCATAAATGTTAGAAGAAGTACCAGCGGAGTCACTACCCGTGCCAGAACAGGAAGCAACGGCTGCACCTGCGACTGAAGTTCAAACGCCGGAAACGCCAGAAGCAGTAAGCAAGACATTCTCGCAAGAGGAACTTGACGCAGCTATTGGCAAACGCCTCGCAAGAGAGCAACGTAAGTGGGAACGAGATCAAGCACAGCGCCAGTCTGAACAACAGACGCTGAGAGCCGCCCCCGCAGCATCCGCTGATCAGTTTGAGTCTACCGAAGCGTACACGGAAGCGTTGACGCTACAGAAGGCTGAAGAACTGATTGCAAAGCGTGAAGCCGCCAAGCAGCACTCTGCTATTCTCGAAAGCTATCAGGAACTTGAGGAAGCAGCGCGGGACAAGTACGATGACTTTGAACAAGTCGCCTACAACCCAAAACTGCCGATCACGAACGTGATGGCCGAAACGATCCAGTCTTCGGACATTGGGCCTGAGTTAGCTTACTATCTCGGCTCTAACCCCAAAGACGCGGAACGCATCGCACGTATGACGCCACTCGGTCAGGCGAAAGAGATTGGGAAGATTGAGGCTAAATTAGCCGCAGAACCCCCGGTCAAACGAACAACGTCAGCGCCAACGCCGATTTCACCTGTTACCGCCCGAGCCTCTGGTTCGCCAGCACTTGACACTACAGACCCGCGCTCCATTAAGAGCATGACGGCCTCGCAGTGGATTGATGCTGAACGTGTAAGGCAGATGAAGAAGTGGGAAGCACAACGTATCCGCTAACTTTTTTTAGGAAATTTACAAATGTCTAATAGCATTCTTACGATCGACATGATCACCCGCAAGGCTCTGGAAATTCTGGAGAATAACCTTGTTCTTACCCGTAACGTCAATCGCCAGTATGACGACAGCTTTGCTGTTGAAGGCGCTAAGATTGGCTCTACCCTGCGTATCCGTCTGCCTGACCGCGCTCTGGTTACTGACGGCGCCGCCCTGCAAGTTCAGGACGACAACGAGCAGTTCACCACTCTGGCTGTTTCTACCCAAAAGCACATCGGTGTCAACTTCACATCTGCTGAATTGACCATGCAATTGGACGACTTCGCAGAGCGTGTTCTCAAGCCGCGTATTAGCCAGTTGGCCTCCAGCATTGATGCTGACGTTGCCAATGCGTACAAAACCATCGGTAATACCGTTGGCACGCCTGGCACTACTCCTTCAACTTCGCTGGTGCTGCTCCAAGCCCAACAAAAGCTGAACGAAAACGCTGCTGTGATGTCGCCACGTTACGCTACTGTTAACCCAGCAGCCAACGCTGGTCTGGTTGAAGGTATGAAAGGTCTGTTCAATCCGACCGACACTATCTCCAAGCAGTTTCGCAACGGCATGATGGGCACTGGCGTGTTGGGCTTTGATGAAGTCAACATGTCTCAGTCGATCAAGCAGCACACCACTGGCTCACGTAGCGCCACCGCGTCCACACTGGTTAAGACCCCAGGCGTTACTGCCGAAGGCGCTTCTACCATTCTGTTGGAACAAGGTTCTGTAGTCACCACAATCAATGCTGGTGACGTGTTCACGGTCAGTGCTTGCAATGCTGTCAACCCACAGACCCGTGAGTCTACTGGTTCTTTGTTCCAATTTGTGGCTTTGACTACGGCTACTGCCGTGGGTGGCACTTGGACTGTGACTGTTGCTCCGATGTACTCGGCCAACCACGCTCTGGCTACTGTTGATGTGCTGCCTGCAACTGGTGGCGTTGTGACCTTTGTGGGCACTGCTTCTACTCAGTACGCTCAGAACTTGGTCTACCACAAAGACGCCATCACGTTCGCTACTGCTGACCTGTTGCTGCCACAAGGCGTTGACATGGCTGCTCGTGCCGTTCACAACGGTATCAGCTTGCGCGTTGTTCGTCAGTACGACATCAACAACGACCGTCTGCCTTGCCGTATTGACGTTTTGTACGGCTTCAGCACGATTCGTCCACAGATGGCCTGCCGCATCTGGGGCTAAACCAAATGGGGCTTCGGCCCCGTTTCTTAACTTTTTTCAAAGGAAACTATCATGGCACTCCCTAATGGCGGCGGCGGTTACCAACTCGGTGACGGCAATCTGAACGAAATCGTACTGGGCTATGCTCCAGCTCCCGCAGTCTATACAGCTAACGCAACCGCCGCTTTGACGGTTGCCGATTTGGAAGGCGGCATCATTCTGTATACGCAAACCAATGCCAACAACCTCCAGCTTCCGCTGGTGGCTGGCGTGGGTGGTGTGGATGCAGAAATCAGCAGCGCCAAAGTTGGCAGCACTTTTGACTTTGTTGTCATGTCCACCAGCACTGGTGTGGGCACGCTGACTGTCAATACTGGCTGGACGTTGGTTGGCTCTGGCCTGACCACTGCATCCGGTTTCGGTGCTTTGTTCCGCGCTCGTAAGACTGGCGACGGCACTTACACCTGCTATCGCATTGGCTAAATCTGAACGGGGGCTTCGGCCCCTGTTTTTAAAGGAACATCATGCCTAATACCAAATCTATCGGCGTCGCGTACGAAGATCAACAATTGGATGGCGCAGTCATGGGCAAAGCTGGCGGCACCGCCAGTTTTTATGGCAATACGCCTATCGTCCAAGCTGCTGCTATCACTGCTGTCACCAATACCGCCAGCGGTACTGAGTTGGCAACTGCCATCAATGCAATTCGCGTTGCACTGAAAAACATCGGCATCACTGCCTAATGTACCGGGGGCTTCGGCCCCCGTTTTAATATGCACATCTATCTCAAGCACTCTATTCACGGCACCAAGGTTGCAATTTCCGACCTGGAAGCTGAAGCAGATGAAAAAAATGACTGGGTGCGCTACAATCCAGACACGCCTTCAGACTCTGAAGAAGCGGCTCCCGTAAACACACTCGGGCTAAAGCGCAAATACACCCGTAAGGCGGAAACCGAAGGAGTCTGACATGGCCGTTTACACTGCTGGCGATCAAATTAACCGTGCGCTCAGGCTGCTCGGCGTATTGGCCGAAGGTGAAACATCATCTGCGTCTGTCATGCAGGACAGCCTGATGGCGCTCAACCAAATGATCGACAGCTGGAATACAGAACGTCTGTCTGTCTTCTGCACCCAAGATCAAGTCTTTACATGGCCTGCGGGCGAATACATCCGCACGCTTGGCCCATCGGGTAACTTTGTCGGCCTGCGCCCCGTGTTGCTGGATGACGCCACGTATTACCGTGACCCCGGCACCAACGTGTCGTTCGGCATCAAGTTCATCAACCAGCAGCAGTATGATGGCATCGCGGTCAAGACCGTGACCTCCACGTACCCGCAGGTTATCTTTGTGAACATGGGCTTTCCTGACATCACGATGTCGATCTACCCACGCCCCACACGGGACTTGGAATGGCATTTCATCTCGGTGCAAGAACTGAGCAACCC